ACGACATGAAACCAATACGACAACCAGAACTAACTTTCTTTAATAAAATTATTGAGGACAAGTTTAAACATAAAAGACAAGCAGTCGAAACAGAAATAACAATCGAAGCCCAAAAACTAGCGGATAAACAAGCGCCTACAATGGCTAAACAATGTGGCGTTGATGGTGATCTCAAAGCGTTAAAAATTGCATGTGATAAATATAAAACATTTATTGAAAGCAAAAATGCAACCGAAGACAAATTGTTTTCCGATGTCCGAGATCAAATGAAACAAGTCAGTTCTAAATTAGAACGTATCGGTATGGCTAGAGCATGGGATCAAGTATTCGATGGCTACGATTGTCGAGAAGATGGCGTTGAATACTTTGTGCAAAAACTAAATAACTGCTGTTATGATGAGGCGTATAAGTCTGTTAAGGCTAATCATAAAGTTTATAATATCATAAAAGACAAGAAGAGCGAGTGTGAAATTGTGCTACATACTGGAAGCGATATCAATTCCACTATTTCAACTCTTCAAAAAGTTATGAAGACAGTTGATATTGATTTGCCAGTACCTAGTCACTTACTACAACTGGCAATCAAATAGAGTTCGTTAAGCCCTAACCACGTACCGAGAATAAATGCTCTCGGTACGTGTACAACCTGAACGAGAAAAATAGATAAGAGCGTGTGGGCGGGACCCACCCATAAAAAAAGAAAAGGGCCAACACTACATCTTGTGTCAAAGTTATCCACAGGCACTAAAGTGCCAAATTAATTAATTTAGTTGTTTATTCTATAGGATATTCTGCTATTATGATTTTATATTAACTTAACGAAAGGAATAATATGCCGTTAGAAGTACACTACACTAACCACAAAGCTTGGAACGCTGACACGAAAAAGTTTGCTGACCCAAAGCTTAAACAAGAAGCTGATGACATCGGACATTTTTTGATGACGATTGGAGTTTCAGAGATTACTGAAAAAACAATTGAAGAGATTGTTGTTCGTAAATTAATCTTGGATAAATTTTATCCAGGTTCTAAAGAGGAAACTAAATTGCCAGGAGATTGGTATACAATTTTCTTAAGGCATATGGGTTTAAAGATTGAGGGTAGATGGGCAAGCAACGAGTCTCGTTGGAAGTTCACATCTCGTCATGCCAAAGGTATGATACGAGACATCGCCAATAAAGTGGAAGACTCTATCCACCCAAGTGGAGACTACTCGTAAGGAGTTCGTTAAGGAAATGGGCCATGCAGTATTTGCATGGCCTATCCTACATTATCCTATGCATATACTGCATACCTCTTCAGGTTGTATAGAGGAGAGCATGTGGGCGGGACCCACCCAAGAGGGGACCCTGAAGGAACTATATCGGAACTCAAACGTTTGCTTATTAAGTCGTTGGGGGGTTTAATTTATAGGGGTCCCAAGTCTACCCTTTAGTGTTTGTTTTACTCAGCTTTACGTGTAGAATACTTTATCACCCATATTTAAATATATGCTAACAATAGAAAAAATAAATAAAATCGCGGATCCCGTTGAAAGAAGAAAGTTAAAGATACAGATCATTCAACGAAGTAAAGCAAAACAATTGAAGAAAGTCCGTACGGACTTTTTATCTTTTGTAAAGCACATGTGGCCAGATTTTATAGAGGGGTCCCATCATTCGACCATAGCAGATAAATTTAATAGATTAGCAACAGGTGAATTAAAACGTTTAATTATAAACATGCCCCCCCGGCATACTAAATCTGAATTTGCTTCCTTCTTTCTTCCTGCATGGATGATTGGAAAAAATCCTAAGTTAAAGATCATTCAAGCAACTCACACTGCAGAACTTGCAGTGAACTTTGGTCGTAAAGCAAAGCACTTAATTGACTCCGAAGATTATCAAAATATTTTTCAAACGAGATTGCAAGAAGACTCTAAAGCCGCGGGCCGTTGGAATACATCCGATGGGGGTGAATATTTTGCAGTGGGTGTCCAAGGTGCGGTGACCGGTAGAGGTGCTGATCTACTCATCATTGATGATCCTCATTCAGAGCAAGATGTAAACTCACCTAATGCATTTGAGAAAGCATATGAGTGGTATACCAGTGGACCGCGGCAAAGGCTTCAACCTGGAGGAATTATTGTTTTGGTTATGACACGTTGGTCAACAAAAGATTTAACACAAAAATTAGTAAATGCACAAAAGGAAGAGAAAGCAGATCAATGGGAGGTAGTAGAGTTCCCTGCAGTTTTACCTAATGGCAAACCGGTCTGGCCTGAATATTGGAAGATCGAGGACCTTGATTCTGTGAAAGCTTCAGCAGGTATCGCGAAATGGAATGCACAGTACATGCAGGATCCAACAAGTGAAGAAGGAGCTCTAATTAAAAGAGAGTGGTGGAAAGATTGGGAACATGATGAGATGCCAAAAATTGAACATATTATTCAAAGCTATGATACTGCTTATTTAAAAAAAGAAACTGCCGACTATAGTGCTATAACCACCTGGGGTGTTTTTCGTCCCAATGAAGACGCACCGCGGCAATTAATATTATTAGATTCTTATAAAGCAAGATTAGAGTTTCCAGAACTGCGTCGTGTCGCCAAAGAACATTATGATTACTGGCATCCTGAAACAGTTATTATTGAAGCCAAAGCTTCGGGACTACCTTTAATGTATGAACTTAGACAAATGGGAATTCCAGCAATGAACTACACACCGTCTAAAGGACAAGATAAAATTGCTAGAGTTAATGCAGTCTCTCCTATGTTTGAGGCGGGACAAGTTTGGGCACCTTTGCATAAACAATTTGCTCAAGAGATGGTAGAAGAATGTGCAGCTTTTCCTTACGGCGATCACGATGATTTAGTTGACTCCATGACCCAAGCTCTGTTAAGATACAGACAGGGTGGATTATTAGATCATCCAGAAGATTATAAGGATGAGAAACAACCAAAACGAAAAAAGAAGTATTATTGGTAATGAAAGAAATAAACCATGCAGCTATTATGTGGAATAAAACTGGATTAGAGTACTGGAAGAAGGTATGGTATGAACTTGTAAGGAAATTTGCTAATGAAAAAAAACCCAACTCTCACTAAAAATATGTTGAACGTCAAATGGGATCAAATCCCACCATTAAGTGGCCCTGAGCCTAGAGGCTTGATTAATGAAACAAAACAAGCTAAACAAAGCAATAGCGTTTCACAATTGGAGAAAATAAATGGCAGATATAGACAAAGCATTAAACGAAGTTAGAACTTCGGTTGAAATACCAGGGCCCGAGGAACAAGTCGAGGTTACTGAGGAAATTCAAGAATCAATACCTGATGAGGGTGACACAGAGATTACACCTACAGAAGATGGCGGTGTTGAAATTAATTTTGAACCTGGAGCCTATAACCAAGCACAGAGTGAAAACCACTTTGACAACTTAGCAGAGTTACTACCAGAGGATGTTTTAGGTCCTCTAGGTTCAGAATTAAATTCAAATTACATGGACTACAAAGAGTCTCGTAAAGAATGGGAACACACTTATATTACAGGCTTAGATTTATTAGGATTTAAATACGAAAATAGAACCGAACCTTTCGCCGGAGCAGCAGGTGCAACTCACCCCGTTCTTGCAGAAGCGGTTACACAATTTCAAGCCTTGGCTTACAAAGAATTACTCCCGGCCGACGGACCGGTAAGAACACAAATTATCGGTGTGCCCACTCCTGAAAAAGAAATGCAATCAGAGAGAGTTAAAGAATATATGAACTGGCAGTTAATGGACCAGATGAAAGAATACGAACCTGAGTTTGATCAGATGTTATTTTATTTACCTCTTGCAGGTTCTGCTTTTAAAAAAATTTACTATGATGCTTTATTAGGTAGAGCCGTTTCAAAATTTGTACCTGCTGAAGATTTAGTGGTACCCTATTCTGCAACTTCGTTAGAAGATGCAACAGCAGTAATTCATGTTGTTAAAACTTCTCAAAACGATTTAAGAAAACAACAAGTTAATGGTTTCTACAGGGATATAGAATTAGGGGAACCTGCAGATGTAGAATCTGAGCTAGATAAAAAAGAAAGAGAGTTAGAGGGAATACAAAAAACTAAAAACGAAGACCTCTATAATATTTTAGAATTTCATATGGATTTAGATCTAGAAGGTTTTGAAGATAGAGATGATGAAGGTGAATTTACAGGAATCAAACTTCCTTACATTGTAACTATCGAAGAAGCAACTCGTGAAGTTTTATCTATCAGAAGAAACTATGAACCCGCTGATCCTTTAAAGAAAAAAATTTCTTATTTTGTACATTTCAAATTTTTACCCGGCCTAGGTTTTTATGGCTTTGGTTTAATCCATATGATTGGTGGACTAAGCAGAACTGCAACAGCAGCTCTTAGATCATTACTTGATGCAGGAACTTTATCTAACTTACCCGCAGGTTTTAAAATGCGAGGAATTAGAATTAGAGATGACGCGCAAGCGATTGCTCCCGGCGAATTTAGAGATGTGGATGCTCCAGGTGGAAATATAAAAGATGCCTTTATGGCACTTCCATTTAAAGAACCTTCTCAAACTCTATTACAACTAATGGGGGTCGTAGTATCGGCTGGACAGCGTTTCGCGTCTATCGCCGATCTTCAAGTAGGTGATGGGAACCAGCAAGCAGCAGTGGGTACGACCGTAGCGCTTCTGGAAAGAGGAAGCAGAACAATGTCCGCGATTCATAAAAGAATTTATGTGAGTCTTAAACATGAGTTCAAAATGCTAGGTAGAATATTTAAAACATATTTACCAGCAGAATATCCTTACGATGTTGTAGGAGGAACCCGACAAATTAAACAACAAGATTTTGATGACAAGATAGATATTTTACCAATAGCGGATCCTAATATTTTTTCTCAGTCTCAAAGAATATCAATTGCTCAAGCTGAGTTACAACTAGCACAATCAAATCCGCAAATGCATAATATGTATAATGCGTACCGTGCAATGTATGAAGCATTAGGTGTAAAAAATATTGATACTATTTTAGTTCAACCCGAAAAACCAACACCGATGGATCCTGCTGTAGAAGCAATTCAATCGTTGGGAGGAAAATCTTTCCAAGCTTTTAAAGGACAAGACCATAGAGCTCACATTACCGCTCACTTAAACTTTATGTCTTCTTCAATGGCTAGAGGAAATCCACAGATTACAGCTTCAATGCAAAAAAATATCTTTGAACATATTAGTTTGATGGCATTAGAACAAGTTGAAGTAGAGTTTCAAGAACAAATTATGCAGATGCAACAAATACAACAGATGATGCAACAAAATCCTCAAATGCAACAAGATCCAATGATACAACAACAGATCATGGGCCTAACGATGCAGATTGAAGCTAGAAAATCTGTATTGATTGCAGAAATGTTTGAAGATTTTGCTAAAGAAGAGCAACAAATGTTAGGTGAATACTCAAATGATCCTATTGCTAAGTTAAAAGCAAGAGAATTGGACATCAGAGCTAAGGATGATTTTGTAAAAGCACAACAAGCTCAAGAAAAAATCAACTTGGATAGAATGAAAGCCATGATGAACCAAGAAAACAAGGAAGATAAGTTGGAACAAAACGAAGATTTAGCAGAATTACGTGCTGCAACGTCTATCGCTAAACAAGAACTAGCTAATCGAAACAAAGTGCACGATTTTGGTAGAAATTTTAATAAAAAATAAGTATAAACACATTAAGGAGAAAATATGGCTATAACAAAAAACAAAACAACAGCAAATGGATCTAAAGAAATCGCAACTCCAGAAGTTAGAACTGAAATCGATCCTAGATCTAAGATTCTTACTAACCAAGAGAGCCCTTACAACAGAATAGCTGTTGGGGACGAAGTGGACGTTAGAGGAACTAAAAGAATGCTGAAATCTAAAAGTAAAAAAGCTACTTGGTACTAACATGTGGTTCTCGGCAATTAAATTAGCCGTTTCTGCAGGCTCACACATTTACAAAAATAAGCAACAGACAAAAATGCTTATGTCGGATGCTGCTATGAAACATGCTCAGAAAATGAGTACGGGAGAATTAGAGTATTCTGGAAAATTACTAGAAGCGAGACAATCAGACTGGAAAGATGAATTTATTTTAGTTTTATTGTCGATTCCGATTGTAATGTTAGGCTATTCTGTATGGTCAGATAATCCTGTACATATGGAGAAAATGGAGTTATTCTTTTTTCACTTTGGAAATTTACCGTTTTGGTACCAAACAATTTTTGTAGGGGTCATTGCATCTGTCTATGGACTTAAAGCAACAGATCTGATAAAAAGAAAATAACTTAGGAGAATAATTATGGCCAATAGACATTTTAATAAACAAACTACAAATACTAGAAAAGCTTTAGCAAAAGGTGGACCAGCTGAAAAAGGTGGACGAGCTGAAAAACTTGATATACTAAAAGAATTAAAAGAAAGTCAAACTACAACAACTACACGTCCTAAACCTCCTAAAATTAAAGGGAAATAACTTAAAGGAAAAAAATAATGGCTA